TATTTGAGTTGGGTCTTCTCCCAAAAAATATTGGTTTTTCATTCCAGACTGTTGCATACCACTATCGCCCATATTTACCATATTGGGGACTGACACATTTGATAAAGATTTACTAAAATCAAGTGCTTCTTTAGTTAAAAGCGGAGAAGTAGCATCTTGACTACCGAATAAATTTCCTGAAGTAGGGTCTAAATAGTAAGTCGAGCCACCATTACCTTCTAAATTTTGAAAAGGATTGAAGTTGACAGATTGCCATGTGCTAGGGTCGGAATATGTTTGATTAGCCATTTTGATTCTGTAGCGCCATGAAATTGGGATTTCTTCCAGGCATTAGAAACCCTCCTTAACAATCATTTGAGATAATTTTCCAGCGCCAACTAAAGTTCCAATGAGTTTGTAATCAATATTTTTTTGAATTTTCTTTTCATCAATTAACTTGGCTTTAATCGCTTCTTGCACCACCATTGGATACAAGTGTTTATTTTGTACAGATTGTTCCGCCATGTTTCCTAATTGAATCAATGAATTAGGATCAATATTGTTAGTTTTTAACAATTTTTTTAAATTTTCTTTAGCCTCCATTACGGCTTGATTTGCCGATTTTTTTTGGGGCGGGGAAACAGGGATATTTGCCATTATGTCAATCCTAGGGCAGAAGCTATTTGTTCATGAATGGTTAAATGTGTACCGAGCCAATCATAAAATTGTTCTTCTTTATTAAAATCTACGTCAAGCATATTGAACGGATTACTTAAATTCAAATAGCTTGCAAGGGCTTGATGCTCCACTTGATGAGCCAATAACCAGTCATCTAGGTTGTCAACATTTGCATCTGTAATAGGGAATTTTGCGTAAGTTTGACCAACATCGGTCAATGTTTCCCAAAATAACAGATGTTGAGTGCCATTTTCAAACAAAAACTCTCCTAAGGATTCTTTATCCCCAAATTTCACAATAGAGAGAGTTTCCATATTCATTATTTGTCAGCTTTAGTGTCCAGACGATCAAAGATACGAGCTAACAAACCTTTGATCTCTGCAATGTCAATTCGGTAATCGTCTTTCATAACATAGCCACGTTCAATCTCTTTAATGTCCTCTTTCAGATCAGAAATAGCATCCCAAAGAACTTTAAATAGCCATCCAGCTATTGTTCCTACAATTGAACAAGCGACATTAAAGAGTAATTGAAAATCCATTGTTAGCCTTGTGGTTGCTCTGGTTCGGCTGGCACTTGTGGATCGGCTTGAGTTTTAATCTTAGCCAATAATGTCCAAGCTCCAGTTTTAGTTGGAAGTTCACCTAAAGTCTGAAGAATATAGTTCACTTCGTTGATTTCTAAGTCTAATGCAATTGCCATGTAAATCCCCTTATGCTGTTGCCCAAGGCAGCGCTGTGTTAGATGGTGACACGGGCGGAGTCACCAATGAAGAAATCTGTCCATCAATGTTGGCGTAATAATTGGCTTGATTGTCAGTAGCAGTGTTGATCCAGCCAAGCACAATCGCTTCAGTTAACTGGTCATAAGGCGTGAAATTAAGTTCAGCCTCTTGTGGATTAAAGTTAATGTTGCCATCAATTGAAGCTGTGTGAGAACCGTCTGTACCAGATACGGTGAACAAAACATTGACAACGTATCCAGTAGGATTAGGTACTGTGTACATTGCGTTAATGGTTGTTGTGTAAGTATTTGACATAATTTTCCTTAAGCTACGATCCAGTTAGATCCGTTATAAAATACGGTAATTGTTACTGCTCCACCACCAACAACGGTAGAGCCAAAAGTAGGAGCTAGTGCGTTTGTGACGTAAGCTCGCATACCTGTAACACCAGTTGGTAAATTTGCTACTAAATATCCAGCTTCTCTTGCGGTTGCTGCAAACACCCAGTCTTTATTGCTATTGCAATACGCATTAGGATTGCCAGCACCATCAGACAACACAATGTAGTTACTTAATGTGCGAATATCTACACCGCCTTGATTTCCTGAAAATCCACCTAATATTGTGTTTACATTTCCAGAAGTCATTGCATAACCAGCACCTTGGTTATTTATTGCATTAAATCCAATACAAGTATTTCCGTATCCCGTAGAATTATACCCAGAGGTTGTTCCAACAAAAGTGCCACTTCCAGCGTTGTTGCTATATCCAGCTTGATAGCCAATTGCTGTTTGATAGTTACCAACAGAGTTGCTATAACCAGCTTGATAACCAACAGAGGTGTTGTTTGTAGCTGTATTATTATAAGCAGCCTGATAACCAACGGCTGTGTTGTTGGAATTAGTGTTACTATAACCAGCTTGATAGCCTACTGCGGTATTGTAAGATGCGGTGGTGTTTGAATAAAGGGCTTCATGTCCTAAAACAGAATTGTAACTTCCTGTAGTATTTGTTCTAAAAGAACGATTACCTATTGCCACATTTTGTGTGCCTGTTGTAGTGTAAAAACCAGCATCAGTTCCAACTCCAACATTAAAATCAGCAGTAGTGGCACTATATAATGAAGCTCTACCAACAGCAACATTATAATTACCAGTTGTGTTTGTTGAAAATGCTTGTTGACCAACGACAGTATTTTGTGCTCCTGTAGTGTTTGCCAAAGCAGCTTGGTTTCCTATTGCAGTTAATAAATTACCTGTAGTATTAGCATACCCAGCCTGATAACCTATTGCGGTGTTGTTAGAGGCTGTCGTATTACTATTCAATGATTGTTGCCCTACTGCTGTATTTGCTGAACCAGTTGAGTTGCCAAATAAAGCACCAAGACCAAAAGCAGAGTTAGAAGTGCCTGTAGTATTTGTATATGCAGCTTGATAACCGACTGCTGTTAATAAGCTACCAGTCGTATTACTATACCCAGCCTGATAACCTACTGCTGTGTTTTGAGAGGCGGTGGTGTTTGAGAATAAAGCACCATTACCCAAAGCAGTATTAGTGCTTACACTACCACCACCTTTACCAACAGTAAGACCTGAAATAGAAGCGTCATTAGTTGCAATTAAATTGGTAACAGTTTCGTTAGTGACGTTTGAGGTGGTAGAGCTAACTGTAGTAAATACAGCAGTACTCGGTGTAGCATTACCTATTGGAGTGCTATTGATAGCATCTAAAGTCAGTGCCACATTGCTTAAAGTACCACCAGTAATTGATACGTTTGAGCTTGTAAAGTTAGTTACAGTAGCGTTTGTGGTGCTCACGTTGCTTAAAGTAACCGATCCGCCTGTAATTGTTGCGTTTGCAAGGGTTAAATTGCCAATACTGGTAGTAGTATTGCCTAAATAAACAGCAGTATTGCCCAAAGTAATGGGCGTGGCAAAGTTAGAATCTAGTTGGGAAAGGGGTAAGGCTGTAGTAGCCGTAGCAAAGGTATAGGGTACTGACATTAGAATCTCACTCTCAGTTCATGTTCAAATTCAAAACCGTTATAGACAAATCCCGCACTATTAGATGTTACAGTTAACCCCAAGTATTTTCCATACTGAGAAGCATCAGATTTATACAATTCATAGCCTACAGAATCCCAACTAATTGTTGCACCAGCATTATTAGTCCAAGGAATTGTGACAAACGAATTATTTTGCCAAATAACGGTACTGGCTAAGGAATATACAGGGCTAGAACCAATTTCACTGTCAACTGTAGCGGATAATGCGACCACATTACTGTTAGTAGCTTCAATAGCAAATTTTAACGCTTGTTTAGTCCTAATGGGATCACCCATCGGCATCAAGGCGGTTTGAATACGGCTAGTAATAGTGGAGGTAGCGTTGGCGTATAACTGGTATAGATTTTGTCCAGCAGATCCATACAAAGTAATTTTACCGCCAACGGGTACAGAGGTTATGTAAGCAAGGTTGTTTCCCTGGCTAGTCAAAAACCATTTTTTCTCAAAAAACACTGCTTGGATGTACCGATAGCTTTGCGTAAAGACGGCATCGTAGTAACGAAAGTTAAAGGCAGCGCATAAAATGTTGTTAATCAGCACCTGACCAGCATAAATAGGGCTATTAAAGTCAATGTTGGGGAACATACCGTCTAAGCTATCGGAGAGCTTAGAAGTGGTAGAACCGACAAGGGCGTACATACCGTAATCGTTCATAAACAGTACAGAACGGAAGTACGGGAATATGGCGTTAGGGCGTTTTGATCCTACAGAAGCGCTTACGTTTGTGTTAGTAAAAATAGTAGTGCCACTAGTAGTAACCCTAACATCCGAAAAGACGTTGATCGAATCATCGCCAAAAATATACAAAAAGTTATTAGCAGAAAGAAGCTGCTGAATGTTTCCATGAAGGGTTGAATCCGTAAGGGTGATTGATCCAGCAGAAACGCTTGTAAAGTCGCTATAAGACCCCGCAGCGCTGTAATAAATGGTTCGACCTGCTGCCACCCATGTTCGACCTGAAAAAGTCGCTACGCTGACGTTTTGCGTGGTATTAACAATGCCTTGTAATACGGCATTATTGCTTGCCCCACCGCCTGAAATCGTTACTACAATATTAGCGCTATTAGTATAATTTGATCCTGGGTTAGTCATGACCACTTGAGTAACCACGTTACCGCTAACAACAGCATTGCCTACTGCGCCTGATCCGCCACCACCCGTAATAGATACGGTAATGTTGGAAGCATTGGTATATCCAGCACCCCCTGAAATGACGTTTACCGTGACCGTGCCAGTAGCAAAGGTAGTGTAGGCAGCTACAGCAGCAGCATTTGATCCTCCGCCACCTGTAAAAGTAATAGTTGGAGCAGCGTTATATCCTGAACCCGCATTAGACAAGCTCACAAAACCAACGGTGTTTGCACCGCTAGTTAAAGATGCTGTAGCGTTAGCCTGTACGCCACCAGTTTGATTAGGGGCTGAAATAGTGACTGTAGGGGCGGTATTGTATCCAGAACCTTTATTGGTGATAGCTACCACGCCAACAGAACCAATTGAAACTACGTTGTTTCCATCCCACGAAGATAGACCTTTTGAGGGATCTAAAATCAACATTCTGTCGTTATACCATTGGGCATAACTTATGCCATCACTAGAAAATGTACCTGCAACAGCTACGTTTCCTGTAGCAGAGGTTTGAATATTGTAATATTGTGCAGATCCGTCTGTTAAAAAAGCAACAATATAGTCATACAAACCAATATTGATTGATGATAATTGGCTGACTGTATTTGACCAAGTAACTGCTACGTTAGAAGAATTGCTTATCTGGTTATAAGTTGGAACAATTTTGATGTTGGCATAACCGATAGGATGAGCGTTTTCAATCCAAGAAAACTCATCTTCCTCAATTGCTGTACGGTTAGCCTTAGTATTAAGCCCTTTAAATTGCTTAATTACTTGGTACGATTTTTTCTGTTCGGCAGCAGCCATATTTAATTAGGACTACTGTAGGCGCTCGGTATTCTCCTGGTGTAAACGGTATTGAGAACAGAAGCGATTTGTTTTTGATATTCTTGCTTGAATATTTCGGATTCACCAAAACTTTGCTCATAAAACTTAGCAAGATAAGCAGCGTAGAATTTAACGCAAACTGTATAAGGATCGTTTATTGGATCTGTAGCCGTTGAAGTGCTTAAAGTTAAATCCGTTGGCAATACAACGGTATCAATCTCTAACTGATAGGTTTGATCTGGTACAGGTCCGAAATATATCTGACCTTGACCGTATATGGTAAATGCCAAAGGTCTGCCGATATAATTTTGCCAAAACCGTAAACGAGCATTAAAGTCAGACCAAGATAAATAATCCAACGGAACACGGGTATTCCCCCAGTACAAATTGACGTTAATAATGTCTAAAGTGTTCGATCCTTGAGGTAGGCTCGAATAATAAATATTTTCACAATTACCCACATATTGCAAAGTAGCACTGCCATCAGCAAACGGAATGCTTGGTGGATAGTTGTTGTAATTGTTTGTAGTAGCATCAGGATAGGGTGGTGCGCTAGAACCTGAAGTTCCGCCTGTAGCGTATTGATAAATATAAATATTGCTAAATACAAAAGTGTTAATTGTGACTGCTGTGTTAGCTACCCATTGTGTAGGGTTTGCTGGCGTAGCACCGTTAATAACACTTGAAGATGGCACTTTATAAGGAACTTGCGCTATTTGTATAGTGCGTAAGCATCCAGTATCTCTGACTGTTCTTTGTCTTGCAGCGTTGATGTAATCCGTTAACTGTGAATCTGTATAAAAGTTTGCGTTAGCGTCATGCAACAATCTGCGTACATCCGTGATATAGCTTGAAAGGGTTGCCATTTATTTGCCATAGTTCATGCTACCGCTTGAAGGATTTTTCCCCCTGCCTTTTTAATGGGCAAGGGTACTCTCTCCACCAACGGGGATAACGATTGGTTCTTTTTTGGTGGTTCGGTGGACAACTCCCATTTAGCCAGGATTTCTAAACCCTTATCTAAATCATTAAAAGTTGTAATCCATCCTAGCCTAGCCAAGTAAGGCTCTTTGTTGTTCTCTCCATAACCAAATATGTGCCTAGCAATTTCAACAGGTATTTCTACTGTTTTACCTGGCTCAAAGTTATAAAACACACCGCCATATCCATCTTTATGGAGTTTGTCAGTGTGATTGGTTACAAAAATATTAGACATCAGAAACTGACTACATCACCATAAATGGCAATATCAACAGTGTTTGCGTTACCGCTTACAGTATTGACGTTGACAAATAAGGCTTGGGTTGTGAATCCAGATATGGCTGTGTTAGCACCGTAAGCTCCAGCAATAGTCAGGTCTTGGTATCTACCAGCTGCTGACACAGTGCTTAAAACTACGTTTGCTACTACTACGTTTGAAATGTTACCGTCATTACTTGTTGTGATAGACACGTTTGCTAAAGCTACATTACCTGTAGGATTTTGCACACGAATTGTTTTAAGAATAACGCTTCCAGATCCAACTGTAGCATTTGCATTAGTTAAACCACCGCTTAAAAATGGAATAGTGATACCAGTAGTAGCGCCATTTCCAGATGTATTTAAAGCAGTGGCTTTAATAACAGCAACACGACCATAGCCAAAACTATCCAAATAAAACTGTGATACTGAATCAGCATTAGCCATTTATTGCTCCTTAAGTGTTAAATGTACCAGTTACAGGAATACCACCGTTTACAGTAATCAACTGAGCTGTAGTGTTAGTGGTTGCCAATAATTGTACGTTTACACCGTCAGAAATAACTACACCGCCAGAGTTAACTGGATACACGTTTGAGAATGTAGCCACGTTACTTGTAGCGTTGTAATTAGAAACGGCTTGGATAACTACGTTTGATGTATTGAACATCAAGTAAGTACCAGCAGGAACTACGTTACCTGCGGTAGTTACAGAGATGTTTGTGGCAGCTTGCCAATACGCACCAGGCGTATTTTCATAAGTACCAGCGATGAGGATTTTATTTAAACCGAGTGCCATGTTATCAGCTCCTTATAGTGAAATAGAGTTATAACCAGACACCACAGTCATTGACTTAGGCTTGGTGCTTACCAATTCGGCAATCATCAAGACAGCGCCAACATAACCGATCTGCCAGTTTGGTAATGTAGATTCAAAACCAGTAAATACGAAAGAACCTTGATCGTGGATATAGAGGTTCAAGTAGTTACTGTTGATGAAGTACATGATACCTTCAGGACAGTATGGATCTGGATAAACAGGAACACCAGCGACCATCAATGCACGGAAAGCTGCTTGAGGACCGTTGGAATCGCCATCAAAAGCGTTTCCTGGGGTGATAACGTATTGCTCTTGACCTACATAGTCTTGTGCTAACAAAGTCCATGTACCAAAACCGCAAACGGCAAAAGTAGGAACTTCAGCACCTTTTTTGACAGTGCCAGAAATGTACTGCAATACGTTTTGACGTGTTGGGTTTACGTTACCTGCTGCATAACGTGTTGACTTCCACCAAGTGTAAGTAGAACGATTGATGTTACCGTAAGTTGTTAAGTTTGTACCATCATCAATAGCGCCTGGCAAGCCAATAAACTGTTGTGTGTTGGTGTAGTTGTTATAAAGCGCAGTAGCCATTGCATCCATCATTACGTTGGTCGCATCGTTCATACGAGCTTCGATCAATGGAATAATGGCGTAATCTTGCTGAACTGCACCTTCCATACCTAAGAAAGGTACTGGAGCAATCATTAACTTTAAGTTAAATTCAGCGTTAAATGCACCTTGCTGAACTGCTGGCTGGTTAAAAGAACCAGAGTAGTCAGACCACTGTGCGTTAACAAATTGAGCGCCTTGAACTGGCACGGTTACTTGGGATACACCACCTGAAGCTTGTTGACTGTTTGCAATCAAAGCAGCCATCAAAGGTGTGCTGTTGTAAAGCTGTACGACCAGCTTGGGGATAAACGCTCTACGAGTTACGTAAGTTAACTCAGTATATTGCGATGAACCCGAGGCTGGAACTATTCCTCCGCCTATTGGCATAATAAACTCCTAAAGTAAATATCCCCTATTTACTACTTATTTAAAACCGATAGGTCTTGAATTTTGGTTTTTCAATTCCATCAGCGCTTTTTGTGCTTCATCTCTAGCGCCCATTTGTGGGTTCTTCCAATACTTCTCAAGGTTAAACTTATTCATTGGGCTAGAGCTGTATCCCATCGGAGTAGGCGTTGCTGCTTGCTTCATCCAATCAAAATATTCAGATGCTGTTTCGTGATTAGTCATACCCTTTTCAAGCATTAACTTTTCAATCTCAGCAACTTCTTCTTCGCTACGACCTAATCTTGCTCTGCGTTTGTTTAGTTCTTCAACTGCATCACGCTCACGTAATTTAGATTCCAAAGCCATCACTCTTTTTTCGGCATCATTAACTTTAGAGTTAGTGTATTCCTCAATGTCGAGTTCTGGTACTGAAAGCTCAGGGCGAACCTTTTTGGTCATGCGTAAAAATTCTTTACGTGTGTTTGGATTGTCAGACAATTGCTTGGCTAATAATGCCAACTCATCACGCTGTTCTAATGAAAGATCTTCTAAAGACATAATTTATCCCCTTTTTCTTTAGATTACTTTTTTAGTGTCACCAGGATGGCTCATAGTCATCATGTTCTTAAAACCTGCTTTAGAAGCAGAAGTTAAGCCACCGAACTGTGAGAAACGAGGTGTGTTGATAATCTGACCGTTTTTTTGGTTGTTATCAGTTGGTCTGCGTGGTAATGCAGCGCCACGTGGTTTAAATAATTCCATAATGATTCCTTACATTTTTGGAGTTGCGGAAGGTGCGCCACCTGGCATACCACCTGGCATTGCTGGAGGTGGTGTTGGGGCAGACATACCTGGGATTTGTGGCGCTTGTTGCATTGCTTTGCCTTCAGCCGTTGCGCCACCAGCTTGGGGTAATGTTTGAAGCATTTGCATGATTTCGGTAGGTTGAAGTTCGTTAACCTTAGACTTCTTAGGACCGATAATTCCTGTCATGGTGCGAATAGCAGCAAGCAGTTTTTGCCCTTCTGGTGATTCGCTACCAATAGCGGGTAAGGCTTGTTCAAGTAAATCCATAGCCATCGAAATGTTAATCATTGAGGCTTCCCGATTACCCATCTTAGGTTCAGGAGTGGACATAGGCGATCCCATAGGAGGAGCAGAATTGTCAGAAATGTTGCCAGGACCTTCTGGCGCTTGCGGTAACCCACCAGGAGTTGCACCATCCTTTTGGGATTTAATCATTTCCATTAGCTTGTCTGACGGTACGCCCATATATTTTCCTATGAAATTATTGCTAATCGTAATCTTAATCTATCAATTGTCAAGTGGGGAGGTTTATTTAGTTTCCTCCTCCCCGTAGGACTAGTTTGGTCTCCCAAAGCAATCCTTACGGATTACTTACGAGATTTACGACCTTTTTTACGTCCACGCATGAGATTTCTCCTATAGCGTTTAGCTACTCATTTTATAGGGAGAGCAACACACCCCTTTTCTCTTTCGTGTGAAGGAGCGAGAAACTTATCTGCGGGATTTGCGACCACGCTTGGCTTTTTTACCGTACATTTTGATCTCCAAATTAAGCTATCCCCTAATTTGTTTATTTGCAGCTTTTACGACCTTTTTTTGTCTTACGTGCCATTTTGCTCTCCAAAATAACTATCCCCTGACTGAACGACCTAGATCTCTCGTTTTAGAGGATCTATCAAAACTCTTTACACCTTGAGTACGATACTGCAAATTTGTTGGTTTCGCATCTCTTTTTAAAGATTCGGTAGTAACTCTCGGTTGATCTGCTTTAGGTGCTACGTTTCCTCTTGCCATTATCCGACCTCTGGTTCTTTCTTGCCTTTAGGCGCAGGAGCTTGTTTTTTAGGTTGCGATGCTTCCATCTTCTCTCTGCGTTTCAATTTATCTTTAAGCAATTGTTTCATTGGTGGTTCTGTCAAGTCAAGCAGTGATTCAGCATCAATTGCTTTAGCTTTAAACAGATTAAATGCTAATTGTTTCAAATCCTCTGTGAAAATAGGGCTATTAGAGTGAGCATCTACTTTAACTACAAAATCTTTAGTAAATTGCTCGGCAATAAAGGCTTTGCCATCTTCATCTTTAAAATGCGTGTCATCGTAGGCTTGCAATAGCTTCATATACAAGGTTGCTACCTTTTCAAGACTATCTTCTACAATCAAAGCCCGTTTTTTAGCTCTTGAACTTCCAAGACGAGCTAGTTGGCTTGCATGACCTTGGCTTCTAACGCCTGATTCACCTTTACCGCTTAATACGTTGCTGATACCTGATACTTCAGAAAACATTAGGTCAATCTCATGAATAACCTCAAATAGATCAGGTGGCATTTCAGGAGATAAGCGATCTACTTTACCGCCAGGCATATCAGACGCAATCAATGAGCCAGCACGTTGCATAGCAAAGTATTTTTCATCTGTAATACCGCTAAAACCACTAAATGCTGTTGGTGGCGCTACTTGTTTAGATAAAAGATCAAGAATCTCTACCATGCGGGTATTGCGTAACTCTTGTAACAAGATCAACTGCTGAGCTTCAGATGCTCCCCAATAGTAATCAGGCAAAGGATTCGGTGCGATCTGTACAAAAGGACACTCACCTTTAAGGAACAGGCTTGCACCAGGTCTGTCGTAAACAATGATGTCAGGAGCAGCCATTGTGACTACTTGATAATCCTCAGTGTCATCATTCCATAGCCACAACTCAGTCATCTCAACAGTTTCTTCAGCAACCTGAGCTTTGTAACGGTTCATGCCGTACAAATCTAAATTGATGTTGCCGTAGATTGTTGGATTGGTTTGGCTCATCACAATACGGTTTACTGCATCAGGAATCTCTGAATCAGATGTTTTTGTTCCTGAAGTAATACGTGAAACAATCTGCTCACGCTTTGGATGGGAATACAGACGGGCGTACAGCTCCGATTTAGTAATGTAGTAAGTTTGTGTTATGGCTTCTTGCCTGTCTGTATATGGGGTATCCTCACGCAACACGCCAATAGATGACGGTTCAATCATGTAAGGATGAATACCTTTGTTGTACACCAGCTTAATAAAAGTGGTGTTGTACACAAGCGCCCATGTCAGTGCAGTTGAAAATACTTGGTCTGCATTAGAGTTAAGCCACTCATCATTGAGTGCTTGAGTTAATGTTGGTGCTTTGTGATGTTCGGCTGGATGTACCGATGCGCCTAGCGCAATAGAGAATCGTGTTGTTTCTGCTGAATATAAAAATGAAGTAAGTTGATCTAAGTGCGGATGAATCTTATTGAAATACGCTGGTGGTTGTTCTGGACCTGCGCCAAATAAATAATATGCTCTTAGTGTTGTGTAATCACCCTTTCTAGCTTCTTTGGACACCATGCACTTATTGATGATGTCCAAATATAATTCTTCTCTAGCTTCAGGTGATGACGGAATTTTCATTTTTTAATTTGCAAGTTATCGGGATCTCTCATTGTACCGCCAGCAAGGGTTGTAGGTCCTTTTATAATGCCAGCTTGATTAGGTGTCAAGCCCACTTGCTCATCTCTTACAGGTTTAGCAAACTGACCTGCAAGAATGGATTGCATATTCATTCCCTTCATTCCCCCGCCCCAGATCGCTGCATCCCCTGGACGGCTTTCTTTTGGCGCTTCTTGAGTGGGAACTGGTTTAAGTTTGTCTTTGTTGCCTCTTTTACGAGTTGCGTACTTTTCGGCTTCTGCGTAGTCTTTTTCTTTGAACTTGTTTTTGCGGGTGAGGTAACCTGCTTGGTTTTCACCTTCACGGGTGGTTTTGATGTCTGACATATCGAACTCGATTGCAAGTTGCTTTGTTGACTTATCTGTGAATCTAGTTTTTTGGCTGATAAGGTTAGGAGCTTGCAAAAATACGACCATAACTTCTTCATGACAACCTTTCATGGGGCATTTAGCCTCCCTAGATTCAAAGTATCCGTGCTTTGCACAGTGAAAATCATTTACAACTGCCATTGTTATCTCCCCTTTAATTGTTCGTCAAGTGTTAAAACAGAATAATCAGATCTATTTGTAATACCCACCTTAATCTTAATCTCTCCGTTAACTAAGTGCAATCCCGTAGTTTTAGCCATGTCAGGTTTAGCTTCTTTACGATATTGCACAAACCTAGTGTTATCACGGTTCTGCATAATAGATATTTCTCCATTTACCCACTCAATGTAGGCTTTACTCACACGTCTTTGCATATATTCGGTCAATGGTTCTGATTCATCCAAAAAAACATCCCGTATATGCGCTTCGGACACGCCAGCCAACTCAGCAAACAGCTTTACAGATATTCCTCGGTTTTTATCTTGCAAAAAGCGTTTCATAATCCGCTTGAGTTCCATTTTTGGTATTACAGACTTCATTTACCGTAAACCCCAATTCTTTTTAAGTAATCGCTTACATTTCTGCCAACAGTAAGCTGTTCTGGCGTAAAGTCATCTTGCATCCTAGACATTGGACGTGTGAGCTTTGCTGTAATCAATCTAGGTTGTACTTGTTCGGCATAAGCAGCGCTTGCCAAGGCGGTAGCAATCACCCTATCGTCTTTATTGCGACCTGAAGCTTCAATGGAGCTACCATCACGGATAGTGGTTTTCATTTCTTCAATGGTATCCATATCCCAAATGTCCATCATCCCACGCTCAAAATAATCTTTCATGTAGGTCAGCATCCGTTCTTTGGTTGCTTGCGTAGTCATCCAGCCAATAGAATTGGACACCCCACCAAGGGTATCGTTCCTACGCCAAATATAGTTTTGCATATTGCCGTACACATCAAGCAAGTCTTTGCCTAAGGCTGTACCCATACTGGCAGCCTGACGCTTAAGGTTACGCAATTCATTGATGACCGCCTGACCTGGACCATTGATTTCAAGGTTCAGGGTGGAGTTTTTGTATGCACCCGCTAAGTGAGCAATGATCCAAGCAAACTGGTAAGTGTTTAATTCTGAAGTTGCAAAGGCAGCGACCTGTTCTAGTCCATCTGCGTAGCACCTAAATACTTGGATGCAAAATCGGTCAGCCCAATCGCTAGATCCATAAGCAGGATCAGCACCAATAACATAATAAGCCGTGTCAACTGGTTCTTCCCAGACTTTAAGAGTTGCCAAGCGCTCTGTTGATTTAAGAACTTCAGTATCTTGAAAGTTAGCACCAAAGCTATAGCGGTAAGAATCATAAGTGCGTTTCTTTAATTTCTTAACGGCATCCGTACACCGTGCATTAGAAAAGAATGATGTACCCGTCATCACAAAGGCATAGTCCTCAGTAGGCGGAAACTCTTGGTACATTAGGCTATCGTCTTTGATACCTTCGTACAGTTTCCAACGCCACCATGCTATTTGACGGGAATTGATCTCTACATTGTAAAGTTTCTTAATATCCCTAACCCATTCTTTTTCCTCGCCTGTCAGCTTGCCATCCCAATAGACTTCATAGGTCTTGTCTTTAGGATCTAGCATATACAGCTCATTACGCCACCAGCCACAGAAAATGGCACGTTGAGTACGGGCTTTTTTAGCGGTCACGTACATATCGTGAAACATATTAAAGCCCCGTGCCGTACTCTCAAACGTGTACAGACGGTCAGGATTGGTTTCAGCCAATGACGCCAAGAGAGAAGCTAGTCCTTCTTCGTCACCCCAAGAACTTGTTTCTGTTCCATGTAGGTATGTAATAGCCTTACCACGACCCAGACTTCCTTTTGCTCTAAGCCCAGCGACTTGATAAAAGAGACGGCTGCGGTTCTTGAGGGAAAGCTGATTTCGGTTGTGAGCAAGGAGTGGGATTTTATACTCCTTGGGCAAACCATCCATATACATGGCAAGGGTTGATCGGAACATATCCCTGTTTTCTTCCGTATCCGTTGTAAGTGTTCCCTGAAGCCCTGGGTGCATAAAGTGCCAATAGAGATCGAGTGCGAGTGAAATAGTTGTGATTCCAAGCTGCCTTCCTTTCAGAATGACAAAAAAATGGCATCCGTCTGCCAATCCTTTATTGATTTCATCCATCACATAGGTTTGCGTACCTAGTAAATGGTCCATCTTGCGTAAGCCTTGCTCCTTGGTTTCAATCTTGAGCTGCTTACAAAAATTATAAAAATGCTTGAGATTAAACTGGTTCATGTAATGATCCAAGGCAATTTGCCATTAAACCGTTGTAGCAGGGAGTGGTTGCCCATCTCAAAGAATTCTTTTTGTACGCCACATTCCCCGCCAAGCCTAAAATTAAACGTGTGCTTGTTGGTAGAGGTGAAATTAGGAACAATCTGCGTTGCAGCCTCATAAAACTGCCGATCCACTTGTGGGCTAGGTTGATTGAGAATAATTGCTAGTTGTTTTAGGAATGAGGTTTTCATTCCCCACATACACCAGTCAACAAAGTGATGACCTGGGATATTCCATGAATCGTGTAGCTCTCCGAGGGCTTCGCAGTTGTCATCAAACAAAAAGTTCCCCTCCTTGTCATAGATTGACCTAAGGCTATACGCCCAATCATACCCTTGCTCAATCTTGCTCATGATGGATGCTACGTGGTCAGGATCGTACCAATCGTCATCGTTACAAAAGAAAGCGACTTCCTCAGTCAATAACTGAGGCGCAGCAGCTAACCAGCGTTGCCCCGCATAACCATCACCGCCAATCTTGGCATCCCAATAACAGACTTTTGCTTCTGGATAATCTTTTTTAATCTTTACAAAATTATCAAAATCACCGTCACACAAAATGTAATGGTTTGCAGGATACGTTTGAGCTTTGACTGAAGCGATGCAATTGGATAGCTCCCAAGGGCGATCACCCCTAGTTACGGTTACTACGGCTGCGGTTTTCAATTGTGCTTCTCCATCCGTTTTTCTTCAAAGTTAGGTAAATCCCAATAAGCCACCTTTAAACGTGCTACATGGTTCTTAGCCAGGCTGATAAGACCGTCATAGGTCATTGGGCTGTACTTCGCCTTCCACTCGCTTGCAAGCGCTATTTTCTGCTTCTTGGTTCGGCAAGATAACGCCCTTAACATTTCAGTCTTATACAAGAGTCTTTCTTTTCTTAACCGATCAGTGTCTTGCATCCCCATCCTCAGGACCATCTAACAAAGATCTGAGGTATTGCAGCTCGGCTTCTGCTTGCAACATCAACTCGGCTGACTTGGCATGAACCCGCATCAGCTCATGAAAGATTTGTTCTTTCGTCATTTCCCACACCCGTTGCATATATTGCTTCTTGGCAAGATCACCTGCTTTCTCAATGTACTGTTGTACTGATTGAGCATCTTTTATTCCGTTCGCCATACTCTTACCCCTTCACTTTCTTTTCTAGCTATAAATTTTTTACCTAATTGTTTGCCTGTGCGGTAGTTTGCATTGCAGACAATCTGAATTTTCCCCGTTGGCACAAAGAATGATTCTCCGACCTCTAATATCTTATATGGGTACACGTTGCGCTTTTTCTCAGGGGGTATTGGTATATTTTTTTCCACCTCAATACTCATTGTGATATTCTCCTTATAACTTAACTCATCATACCACCATGATACACACATACAATGAATATCGTCTAGGGGATAACCTAGTTCATCTTAACTATTTACGCAGAGTTTGCAAGCAAGAACCGCATCTAGAGTTCACGCACCATGTCAATCCTGCTCATATTGACCAGCTAACCCCTCTTGTAGAGGATATGCCTATCAGCTTGCAAGGGCTAAGTATCCCGAGTGGCGCACATAATGCTTGGATTGGTAGGGATAACTACTTCTACAGCCATCCACTACAGCATGATTGGGTAGCTTTTTACTTAGAATGGTTCGATCATCTATCTAACATCCTTGAGATTTCCTCTCCTATGGCTTGCAGGGAAGATCTGTTATTCGATTACCCCGCCCTAAATGAACCGTATGACATTGATTTTGATGTCCTGGTCATTAACTCATCCCCGTCATCTGGGCAATTACCAGACTTTACCCCCAAATTTTTTGAAAAACGGGTACGGGAATTGTCAAATCAGGGGCTAAAAGTAGTCACAACTGCCCCTACAGGGATGGTTTCTTGCACCCTAGACTGGGGTTTAGACGTGACTGGCATAGGCGCAATCAGTAAATATTGCCAGCACATAGAGGGCGTAGCTACTGGTCCGATGTGGACTACGTTCAATATCTTTAATCAAAACAATATCTTAAGCCGTAAGTTTTACTGCGGTCATCAAACAGTCAATTTAACTGACAATACCGTAACGCTAAATAAACTGTAATTTTTTTTGGGGGGAGCTGCGAATGGGTCTCCTCCCTTAGCAAGTCTAAGTCCATCTCAAAGGACTAACTGTCTGTGCTGTGTTCTGTAATCGCTGACCATCCCAACTGACCATCCCAATGTCAGTCTAAGCTATGGTTATGCTTAATTGATGGCTACCCCAATAAGAATCTATAAAACGACAGAGGGGGGCGTGTAGGCAATCTATCCGCCCATCATTTGATCTGGCTAACCATCTATAAATCTATCTACTACACCACTATATAAACTAACTTATAAACAATAGAAGCTAGAAGTCTATAAACATCTATATATAGAAGTATAGTCTATATAGACAATAGAAAATAGCTATCCACAACGCTGCGGTCATCGCTGCAGGCACTCAAACAGTTAAAAAAATAATTTAAAAATATTTGTGTAAACCTATTGTTTCTATAATCGTTATATGTTTATAATCACATCTATGCAGTCTAATCAGTAGTAAAACAGCGGTGAGAACCCGCACCTTTTAAGGAGAATTAAATGAGCAAGAAGCAAGACCAAGAGAACGCAAGAACCGAGCTAGACAAAATTTTGCGTGATATTTCTAGCGATACTATTTACACAGTTTTACGCCATGTTAGCGGTTCAGGTATGCAACGAGAAATCAGCGTAAAGATGATTGATGCGGGTCGGATCATTCATTTGGACTACCTCGTATCTACAGCTTTAGGAATGAAGCAAGGCAAACACAACGGCATAGTTGTGCGTGGTTGTGGCATGGATATGGGATTCCATATCGTTCACAACATCCTAAGAGCTGTAAACCCTTCTAAACAATATCGCCACGAATGGATCTAATCATGTACCACATCACTAAACAAGAAACATGGAACACAGGCGGTGGATGTATGGTTGACATCCTCCATTTATCAAACGGCAAAGTTCTTTGCGTATCCGATGAATATGTCGGAATGTACAACTCTGTTGACGATATGTTGGAAGATGACGGCACGAAGTGCCTTGAAGGCTTTTGGACATCTAAAGAGGTGAAAGCATGAGCAAAACCGACAAATATACCGCTTATGTCTATTGGTGCATGAAGCAAGGGGAAAACCCCTTGTCGTTCAATGCCTGGAGTTCAACCGTTAAGAAAGGTTCTTTATATGTATAAAGAAGATAGCTTTACCGACAAACTTATCCTTATTGCTTGTGCAATAGCGGTAATTCCTCTTATATGGCTTATTCTAGCCCTTTAAACTATCAGAGAAGGGGTAAGTATCACGCCTGTGAGAAAACCCCTTAGAAAGAGTTTTAATGAGTGATCCCTTTAAGATATTAGAACCGACTGTGATTAGCTTTAGCGGTGGCAGAACTTCCGCTTATATGCTTTGGCGGGTGTTGCAGTCCAATGACGGGTTACCAGAAGAAGCTGTGGTTTGTTTTGCAAATACAGGTAAGGAAGAAGAAGCAACACTCAGATTCGTTCAGGATTGCTCAGAGCATTGGAAAGTACCTATCGCATGGGTTGAGTATTTGCCAACCGATCCCAAGTTTAAGGTGGTGGACTTTTTAACTGCCAGCAGGTCTGGAGAGCCGTTTGAAGCCTTAATTACCAAGAAAAACTATCTTCCAAACCCTGTAACGAGGTTTTGCACCATAGAACTCAAGATTAGAACCATTCACCGCTACTTAAAATCATTAGGTTGGGAACACAACGAAAACATGGATTGGGTTGGCATTAGAGCCGATGAACCCCGCAGAGCAGTCAAAATGTCACGTGAGCGTGTGCCACTTTATACGGCAGGAGTTACTGCTGCCGATGTTGGCAAGTTTTGGCAAGAGCAACCCTTTGATTTGGGATTACCTAACAGAGGGGGTAAAACTGTTCATGGTAATTGTGACCTATGCTTTTTAAAAGGTCGTCATCAAATTCAATCCCTTATTGCTGAAAAACCATCTCGTGCGATCTGGTGGGCTACTCAGGAAGCTCGAATCCACTCTGCTGGTCAATTTACAGGGGATGGGGCAAGGTTTAGAAAAGATCGACCAAGTTACCAACAGATGTTTGACAATGTGGGAAAGCAAGATGACCTGTTTGCAGATGAAGAAGGTATTGCGTGTTTTTGTGGTGATTGAGAAAAGAGCTAAGCCCCAAACCCGCTTAGGGCGGAAGTTCTCAAAAAGAGAGTGGTTATCGTTTATCGGTTGGTGCTTAACTAAGCCAGTGCGTTCCTGTAAAGGTCTGACAGATGAAAGCCACCTCGTTTATCCCTATCCATCACCACAATGTTTAGGAGGGCTGGGTAAATGCCCCGTATTAGTTTGCTTTAATGGTGGTTTTAATGGTGAGTGGTCTTAAATCGTCATGGATGCCCCCATCGCATAACTAACCTAAAACCACCACTAAAACAAACTTAAGCGGATTAAAACATATTTTTTAAAGGAGTGCAACAAATGAGGGTTTTAGTAGCTTGTGAATACTCAGGCAGAGTGAGAGATGCTTTCACGCAAGCAGGGCATTACGCTATGAGTTGCGACATCTTGCCAACTGATAAGGCTGGAAACCACTATCAAGGCGATATTAGAGATGTGTTGCAATGGGATTGGGATCTAATGATTGCTCACCCTCCATGCACATATCTATCCAATGCAGGTGCAAGGCATTTATACCCTAAAGGAATTTTAAACCCTGATCGTCTGTCTAAAGGAATGGAAGCTAAAGAGTTTTTCTTGGCTCTTTATAACGCATCAATTCCCAAAATATGTATAGAAAACCCTATTCCATCTACTGTATTTGAATTGCCACGCTATACGCAAACAATACAGCCTTATGAATACGGACACCCATACAAGAAAAAGACTTGTTTATGGCTTAGAGGGTTGCCAGATCTTACGCCCACAAACATAGTAGAGGTGAAGGAAAGCACCAAGATAGCAGGAAATTGGTTTAACAAAGGTGGCAAAGACCGACAAAAGAATCGTGCTAAGACTTTTGAAGGTATTGCTGAAGCTATGGCAGATCAATGGGGGAATTTATGAGTAAAGCAGATGATGATGCAGCAAAGTGGATGGAAATGAACGCTAAAGTACAACAGCGAGAGCTTATTAGAGCGAAAGAGCTGGGAGATCTCTATTATATCAACGCCAATGGAGATGTAATTATTCACGATCCAAATAAGCCAATGGAGGAAAAAACAACACTTAACAAATAAATTGCACTAATCGTTGTAATGTAGTAATGTTCTATCTGTAGTACCTAAACCTAACTATATAAAGGAATTAAGCATGAAATATTGTATTGATTGCAAACACCTATCAGGTGATCTCTGTAAAGCTCCCGAAGTACCCCGTCACATGGTTACGGGGCAAGTTCAAACATGGACAGCTATTCACTGCCGTAATTTACCCATTAGCGGATGCGGTGAAATAGCACAATGGTTTGAAGACCACGATCAAGATGATCTCGATGATCTTTCACAAGTACCTTTTGGGAGATAAGCATGAACGATCAAAACGATTTTGCACCAGAAGTAAGGCGTAGTGCGATCTGGTCAGGTGATAGCCGTAAGGTAGCCAATGGCAAGATGGTAGATGTCATTTTGGAGAAACAAGGCAAGAAAGAGATCCTAGACCTATCAGGTATTGAAGCGGTACAAATGGGTCATGTCATGCAGCCTATTGTCGGCAAACTAGCCCAACAAAAACTTAAGAAAGAACTCAAGGAAGCAGATTATGCACTTACCCATCCTAAGCATGATTGGTTTCGTTCCCATTTCGATTTCATTAGTGCTGACGGTAATATGCTTGTTGAGGCTAAAAACTACAACGCCAGTGTTCGTTCTAAGTTTGATCCCGAATCTAATCGGATTCCTGATGCTGATTATGCCCAACTTGTCCACGAAGCAGCTTGTCACAATGTTAATGATGTCGTTTTGGCTGTGTTATTTGGCGGTCAAGAGTTTCATACTTTCCAATTCCACATTACAGACCAAGAAAAAGACGATCTCATCAAGAAAATGGCAGCCGTTTGGGGTTATTGCCAAGCTAATACGCTCCCGCCAGCAGAGACTATTGAGCAGACCAAGATCATCTACCCCGAATCAAAAGATGGGTTTATTACTGCCACGCAGCAGGTTGAGAGGGCGATAACGCAGCTCAAAGACATCAAGACGCAGATCAAGCACTTAGAGGCAGCAGAGGAGCAAATTGAAGTTCAGGTGCGTAACTTGATGGGAGAGTATCAGGAGATCAGAGCGGTTGATGGTACTACGCTGGTGAGCTGGAAGTCAGCCAAAAGTTCTAAGCGTTTTAACTCAAGTTTATTTCAGTCAGCTATGCCTGATATTTACGATCAGTTTGTCATGGACACTCCAGGATCACGGAGGTTCTTAGTCAAATGAATAAAGACATCTATTGCGAGTGTTGCGGTGCTAAGGTTGTGGAATACAAACATAGCTTTAACGCTGGATTAGCTAACAGCTTATGGCAAATATATTTATCTTTAGAGCCTGTTGCCTTAACTGATCTTGAATTGACACGTACACAATGGACTAACTTTCAAAAGTTACGCTATTGGGGATTAGTAGAGCAATGCCAAGATACAGTAACTAAACGTGCTAATGGCTTTTGGCAAATCACCAGTTTAGGTAAACAGTTTGTTAATGATCCTAAATGCTCAATACATCATAACGTATGGACGTTTAGGGGTGAGACTATGCGCTTTGATGGTCATTATGTCCATTTTGAGGACGTACACGCTAAGTTTTATAAGGACAGACCTACTTACGCAGCGGAGGCTATAAAACATGAATAATCTTGATTTAGCAATATGGGTGATGACAGCCAGTTCTGTCATAGACACGATCCTAACTATTATGGAGAAATTATCATGAGTAATTTAGTAGCGTATTCAGAAATGGAGCAGATGGCTACGGCTATTGCTGCTAGTGGTTTATTTGGCATGAAGGACAAGAATAGCGTTCTTGCATTGATGGCAGTCGCACAGGCAGAAGGATTACACCCTGCTACGGCTGCTAGAGACTTTCACATTATTCAAGGCAGACCAGCATTAAAAGCAGATGCAATGCTGGCACGTTTTCAAAACGCAGGTGGTAAGGTCGAATGGAAGGAATATACAGATGAGCAAGTTACAGGAGTTTTTTCACATCCCAACGGGGGTAATCTTGCGGTTACATGGACTATCGGACAAGCTACCAAAATCGGTCTTGTTAAGCCTGGGAGTGGATGGCAGAAATTCCCAAGAGCGATGCTTAGAAGCCGTTGTATTTCAGAGGGCATTAGATCAGTTTTCCCAGGATCTGTTACGGGGTTCTACTCACCCGATGAAGTCGAGAACTTTGAAAGCCAGACCTCCAAGCCTAGCGTATTAAAAGACATGGGATCAATCATACCGAATGTAGCTGATCTATCCGCTATACCTGATGATATTCCCGATATGGCATTGCCTATGTTCGTTCCAGGTCAAGATGAGCCGTATGCTCGTTATATTTGTCAATCTGACTGGATTGATGGTTACGCAGAGATTCATGCCAAGATCCATGAATCTTCCAAGTTCACGGCAGAGGAAAAGTTTGCCAAGATAAAAGCATTTAGAGAAGTCAATGAAGCCTATACAAAAACATTTGATGGCAATACAACAGCGAAGTTCTTATCAAAACTCCAAGCAATTAGAAAGGAAATCAATAATGGCTAATGGACATATCGCCCAGATGGGCAAAGGCGTTTTATTTCAAAACGAAAAGAAACATGAGCGTTCACCTGATTGGAAAGGCACGTTATTGCTTTCTGAGGACTATAAAGCAGGTCAAACACTCAAAATTGCTGGTTGGACTAAGCAAACCCCTAAGGGTAGCTTAATCAGTTTATCTGAGGATAACTGGAAGCCTGATAATGGCGGTACTTATCCAAAAGAAGTAGGTCGTGTTAATGACGGTGAAGTGCCATTCTAATGAAAACATTTATTACTCTGATCTTAGTTATGGTATTTTCTTTGTCTTACGCAGCTACCAAGTGTGAGCGTGACTACACAGGTGGCATTTGTTGTTGGGATACCAACACAGAAGGACCTTTTAAACCGATTAACTGCTAATGATTTATATAAACCTACCTTACCCACCATCAATCAACAATTATTGGATAGCTAGTGGGCATCGTAGGTTTATTAGTCAGCGTGGCAGGGATTTTAAAGCGTTTGTTGCAGATTATGTTGTGGAGTGGCGTGTTCCTAAGTTTGGAAACTCTGCCATGTGGGTTGAAATTGTTTTACATCCAAGATCTAAAAAATTGATGGATATTGATAACTGTATCAAACCCATATTGGATGCGCTACAAGATGCTGGAGTATTTGATGATGATTGCCAGGTGCAACGAGTATCAATTACAAGAGGTCCTACAAAAAAGGGCGGTGGCTGCGTAGTAATGTTAGATGTAATGGATCAATCACCAGCTCAAGGGGAATCTGCCGTCAATTAGGTAGGTAGTTAGGGGTTGCGCCAGCCAACTACTTGGGCAAGCTGGCACTATTTAAGGGGATAACATGAGCCAATGGAATTACGGAGAAGGTAAAACGTATAGGAGCGCTTCTGAGGCGTTTAGAGATGCTGACTATGCAACTGCCATAGAGAAACCGCAAACAGGTCAATACGATGGTTTTTGGGCTTTTATGGGGGTGTTAGTGTTTGTAGCGATATTTGCATATTGTTTTTGGTTAACTATTGAGCGCTACTAATGGAATACTGCACAAAAGAACAGCTTATTGCGTTTGAGAAAAAGGTATCGGAACACTGGGAAAACGGTGATCTGCCTTATCTCATACACCTATCAGGCGGTAATGAAGATTTTTTGATTGATTTATTCAAACAGGATATCAAAGATGGAGATTGGATTTTCAGCACTCATCGGAATCATCATCACGCTTTATTGGCTGGAATACCCGAACCTGAGCTTATGGAACGTATTTTGCATGGCAATTCTATGTTTGTTTTCGACAGTAATCGTCATTTTTTTACTTCGAGCATTTTGGCTGGCACTTGTGGTATTGCAGCAGGTGTAGCTTATTCACTAAAAGCATCAGGCAGTGATAACTGGGTATATTGCTTTTTAGGTGATGGAGCTGAGGAGCAAGGTCACTTTTACGAGGCTGTGATGTTTGTAGAGGGTCAAGATTTACCTTGTATGTTCATTATTGAAGATAACAACAGATCAGTAGATACCACTCTTGAAGAACGTAATCCTAATAAATTTAGGTTTGAAATGCCATCTTGCGTAATACGCAATGAATATACCGCTACTTATCCTCATGCTGGTAACGGCACAAAAAAACACATTATTTTCAAAGAAAAAAAATGACATACAAAGAGCAGATCACTAACTCAAATACTGAGCTTGCAAAAGATCCTAAAACGCGTTTTATTGGCTATGGGCTGCAAAAGGGTCGTGCATTAGGCACTTTAAATAACGTGCCAGATGGTCAAATTATAGAAATGCCAGTAGCGGAAAATTTAATGATGGGAGTTGCTATTGGAATGGCGCTAACAGGGCTAAAACCCGTTGTTTTTATTGAAAGAATGGATTTTTTGATGAACGCAATGGATGCAATAGTCAATCATTTAGACAAAATCAAAGACATTAGCAATGATGAGTTTGATCCTGTTGTCATCATTCGCTGCATTGTAGGTAATATCACAAAACCACTCTACACGGGTGCAACACACGTTCAAAATTTTACTGCGCCATTACGTGATATGGTTGAAATACCTATTTATAACGTGCTAAATGAGAATTTTGTCAAAACTGCCTATGGGCTGGCAATGTCAAGAAAAAAATCTTGCATCATTGTTGAATACAAGGATTTAATGTGAAAAACAACAAATACAGCAATTTTAAGATATTTTATTTTCCAGAAAAGCTGAAATCTTTTGGGGCGGGGGAGGTTTTAGCACCGCTATATGTTCGCATCAAGCCAATTAACATTTGCAATCACGGATGTTTTTTTTGCGTGTATAGCACTGGTTTTAGGGTGAAAGATGGCGGGGATGAGCAGCACATCATTAGTGGGATGCACGAAGATATGAAAGAAGATGATGTCATCCCCACTGAAAAGATGATGGAAATTCTTTATGACTTGCAACGTATAGGTACTAAAGCAGTGACCTATTCTGGTGGTGGTGAGCCATTGATGCACCCTGACATTGTGCCAATCATGCGTAGAACATTAGAGTTAGGTCTTGATCTATCCATCATCACTAACGGTCAAAATTTAGCCAAAGAACGTGCCGAGGTGCTGTCAAAAGCTAAATGGGTAAGGGTCAGTATGGACTACACCGATGGCGCTGAAATGAAGCGATTTAGGAACGTGCCTGAAAAGAGCTTTGACTCTGTTATTAAGAATATTAAAAATTTTGCTGCCATTAAAGATGCAAACTGTGATTTAGGGGTGAATTATATTGTGCATCGCAACAATTACAAAAATTTATGGGGGTACAGTCAGTTATTAAAAGACTGTGGTGTTGAAAATGTGCGTTTTAGTCCAATGTATGTGCCAGATTTTTATGATTACCATAAGGAAATAGCAGATGAAGTCAATGAGCAACTTGCAAAAATTCAAACTATTACTTCTGAAAACTTTAGTGTTAATAGCACTTATAACATTACTCCTGGCAGCAGTCACTCTAGTGTACGAAGCTATAAAAGATGTTACATCATGCAAACCGTGCCAGTCATCGGTGCGGATCTTAATGTGTATGCCTGTCATAACAAAGCCTACGATAGCACTGGTTGCATAGGCTCTATTAACGGCAAAAGGTTTACAGACTTATGGTTTAGCAAAGAAACCAAGGAATACTTTAATAAATTTAATGCCAAAACTACTTGTATGCACGAATGTTCTAACGATGGAAAGAACATATTGATTAACGATTATGTAAACGCTAGTACCGATAACTTCATTTAAGGAAAATCATGGCTAAGAAGAAAAAATTAGATTTGAAACAATTTCAAGATAAAAAAGAACCTGTACAGCCAAATATATTGTTGGCTACTCCGATGTATGGAGGTATGTGCGCTGGTTACTACACCCAATCTTTATTGCAAATGACTAAAATATGTGCTGACAATAATATTCAATTGTCATTTAGCTTTATGTTCAATGAGAGCTTAATTACTCGTGCAAGAAACTCATTAGCCCAAGCATTTTTAAAATCTAATTGCACTCATCTAATGTTTATTGATGCTGACATTTTGTTTAACCCAATAGACATTGTTACGATGCTACAAGCTGACAAAGATGTTATTTGTGGTATTTATCCAAAAAAAGAAATCAATTGGAATAGCGTCAAAAGAGCCATGGATGAAGGCGTACCAGAAGATCAGCTTAAATTTCATACAGGAAGTTTTGTAGTAAATTTAGTGGATTATGTAGGAGAAGTTACTGTGCCAATGAATGAACCAGTAGAAATCTTTAATGGTGGCACTGGATTTATGATGATTAAGCGTGAAGTGTTTGATAAATTAAGACCTCATGTACCGTCTTATTCTAATGACGTAGTTGATCTAAATAAAACAATGCTACAAGGAGATCAAATTGCAGAATATTTTGCTACTTCAATTGAACCAGAAACCAATCGTTTATTGTCTGAGGACTATCACTTTTGCCGTGAATGGCGTTTGATTGGTGGGAAAGTATTTGCAGCGCCTTGGGTTAGATTAGCCCACGTTGGCACGTATGCTTTTGAAGGTCAACTAATTGCTACTGAATAAAATTAGCGTTTAGATTTTCTTGCAGTTCTTTTAGATTTTCTAAATGCTGATGCGGTAGGAGCGCCTTTAGTGCCAGGCGTTCTCATTCTCTCGCCTGATCCTTTGCGGATACGCTCTCTCTTTTTATGGATATTGGCATAAAGTCCTGGTTTCATCTACAACCCCACCTTCTTCTAGCTGCTTTACCTCGTTCACCTTTCCAACTTTTAGATCTAGCGCAAAAAGACTTGTGCCTAGGACCTGATTTAGTTGGCGCTTTAAGTTTGCTACCTGTTGCTCTATTGTATTTACGTCTGCCCTTAGCAGTCAATCCACCGCCAGCAGAAACAGATTGTTTTTCACCACGACCTACAGAAAGATTAGTATTTTTAGGCATTACTTGACCTCATCATATTGTTTATAACAGGCATCTAATGCAATCCTTATTTTGTCTGCTCTGGTAGCTTCCCTGATAAGAAATTCTGCATCTTCGGCAGAAAGGGATCTCCCAGTGCCGTCTTGTCCAATGTTGGAGTTGTATTGACTACGACTGGGGCGCGAGCGCAACTGCACAAGAGCATTAGCAAGCTGATCGTTAATAGCATTGATTTGAGCATCTTTATCTTTCCTGATTTGATCGGCAACAAGTTGGTTTGCAGCCTCTTTCTGTTGAATGACTTTCTCCTGAGCAGTCCTCTCGTTTGCAATCCTCTTTTCGTAACGCCAGCCGTTGATAGTCCAGCCAGCAATGAAAATCAAAGTGACAGAAACTAAGCAAGCAATCAATTTGTATTGGATTGAGCCGAACACTTTTCATATTCCTCTTGTCTGCGTTTAACAAGTCCTGGTTGTGGTTTCCCACCAGCAGTAACCCATTTTAAAAGCTCTTTGCAAGCCCCTGCATAATCCATGTCATTGAGCTTTTTATTAAGGGTTGAATGGCAAAAAGCAGACACCCCAACATTATAGGTAAAGTCCAAATAAGCATCGTATTCTCCTTGAGATACAGGTACTTTGATACATTGCACCATCCCCTTGGCGTGTTCATCCAAACTTTGCTCTAGCTTTACTAAAGCTCTGACTGGATCGGTAACGTCACCCTTTTTAACACCGTCTGCTTGACCGTAACCTACGGTATAAACACCACCTACGTCTTGATAGGCAGTGCTTTTATATCCTTCATGTACAGCCACACCAACAAGCACCGCTGCGCTTGCAACAATAGCAGCAGCGGGCTTTCTGTCCAATTACTTGCTCTTAGAATCTGCTTTATGGCTTGTACGAGCTGATTTAACACCAGCAGCAACAGGCAGAGTTTCAGGAGCGCCTTGCTTTAGCTTTGGATTCATGGTTTGACCAATTGCTTTCAAACCAAGACCAACTTTTTTATCGCCTTTCATATCAATAAACCTTCTTTCCGCCTGGGAACGAGCTTGAGCTGTTTTTTGTATCTTGGTCATCTTCAAAACGCCATACAGATTGGAAACCCCCCGCTGGCATTGTTCCCAAACGATAGTGCTTATGATGACCATAAGTATCGCTAATAGTTTCAACTCTTACAGGCTGTGATTCTTTAGCCGTAAACATCTTGTTCTTTTTTCCGCTTTCGTCTTTCATGATTTTCCTTATGCTTGAGATTCTTGCCAGCTTAAACGGGCAATAATGGTTGCGTTACCACCACTTACGTTATTTGCCACTACATACAAAATATCTGGACCATCTGGAAATTGACCTGCATTAGTTGCAGATGGAACGTTATTGTTTAGTCCACCACCCAAAATGGCATTACCAATACCTGCAATAGATGTTAAATCAAGGGTTGTTTGTCCAGTGCTATTAGTAAACGCAGCTCCAATTGATTCACCACCAGTAATGGTTGCAGAAGCATTAGAGTTTGCAGCCACCTGACAAATAGATGATGTGTAAGTGTTGTTTTGTGTTGGTGAAGCAAAAGTACCGCTAAAGCTAGTTGCCTGACCATTCAAAATCAATTGAATTAAGAACGCACCAGATGTTACAACACCTAATTCACGTAATTGCAACTGTAAACGGTTGATAACCTCTTTATTGCCAAGAGTTCCAACTGTGCCGTTATCTACGCTAGGAGCTACACGAATGGCAAGAATAGGAACAACGCCACCATTGGCAACTGTCACGTTAGCAGTAGTTCCGTAGTTAAAGATCAGTGATACGTCATTAGAAAATCCACCATCCATTACAACAGATGAACCCCAGTGTGAAATTACTGCTACAGAATCAGGAGGAGAATACTCTACTGATACTGGTGGGGTTGCATTAGTTGCAGGAGTTGCAGCAGTAAATGCGGTTGCAGCAGCTCCACCTGTGACACCTCTAGTCACACCAGTTAACTGATCGTAGCCTAATCCTGAGGCTGAGTTAGCAATAATACCTGTGTAGTTTGCGTATTCGATAGCAGCATTTACAGCAGATCCAGTAATTTTTACTGTGCCTCCTAAAGGACTAAAACCAGAAGAACTTACTACTGGAATGACGTTTGCTACGTTAGTAATATTTGAATAAAGGGTAGTTATTGGACCTTGACCGTTAGATTCATAACGACTTGGTAAGTTACCAGAGCGAAGATAAGCACCAGATTGCACGTTATTGCTTTGTAAGGCATAAACGTAATTGATCGTGCCGTTAGTGGTTCTTAATCCCCAACGAATGACACCAGCACCATACCAAGAGTAATCAATAAACCACATTTGGTTTTTGGTTAGGTCAATGTTGTATCCAGAAGGACCTGTGCCGTCACAAGGATCTAGCCATTGTGAGTTAGGTATCTTTAAATCAACTGTTTTTGAAATTAGCGCTTGTGTAACGGATGCACCCATGTATTCAGGGGCAATATTCATACTGGTGTCACTAAAAATATTGGTAACACGATAAGATTGACCACGAATAACAATAAAATCACCTATGTTGATCTGGCTTGTAAATGACGTACCTGTACCAGTAACAGTAGCGTTACCTTGGCTTGCAGCAACAACACCGCCTAATTGGTTGGTGCTATTTCTATAAACGGCATACAAAGTTTGACCATCAAATTGGAAAAACATACCGTTTTGATTATCAAAAAAGCCAATTTTGTTGCTTGATCCATACCAGCCATAAGGGTACACGTTTGGTGGGAAACCAGTTGACGTTACCGCTACGCTGCTTGTAGGGGTGACGTTATTAACAGTGTTATAAGTAATGGTATTGGCATTAGGAATACTTTGAATTTTAAAAATACCATTGTAAGTATTAGCTGTTGCGCCAGTTACTTGAATAGTTGCATTGGTGGTCAAGTTATGTGGAGTACGAGTTACCACAGTAATGACTGATCCACTAGCAGTGACGTTACTCGTCAATAATCTTGGTTTTAATACAGAACCAGTTGAAAACTGAATACCTTTACCAGATTGATAGCGGAAATAACGTCTTGTTTGACGGATCATTTGCTGATTTGGCACAGCAGAACCCGCAGTAAAGTTTACAGAACCGTTAAAAGCACGGGTTTCAACGTATCCTGATGGTCTTGCATAAACTGTACCTTGAGCCGTACCAGTTGTAGCTGTACCTGTTAATGTAGAGGCAATTTGAAATTGATTTGCAGATTGAACAGCAGAAACTACCCAAGCGTTATTTAATCCCGCAACACCAGTTGTATTAACAATGTAAACCAAAGAACCAGCAGACAAACCGTGAGCGTATGTAGTGTTTACTACAATTAAACTACCAGTAAGAATGATGGCAGTGGAGCTACTTGCTGTTACTGGAATACCTGCGTTGGTATAGAAAAAACCTTGATAGCCATAGGTAGCGGTAGGATTATATAAAGCACCACTAGCTGTGTTACTAGTTGTTTGAACAATAATTGCCGTAGCATTAGATGATTGCGTATAAAACCACCCGTTAGCATTAGGGTCTAGCGTTTCTTCCAAAAATATTGGTTTGTTAGCGCCAATGTTTGAATTGGATTGAACGACTATAGTTGTTGTTCCGTTACCAGTAATAGATCCAATGTTTAATGGGTTGTTGGTAAAGTAGTAACATGATTGACGGTTGTTTTCTAACGCCAATTGCTCCCATTTAGTAGATTGTTGACCATATTCAAAGTCAGTGTCAATCAATGACTGGGGAGTTGAAACCCTATATTTACCAACGGGATCAGTTTGTGCTGGTTGGGGTACTACAATCATGCTATCTGGCATATCAGTTCCTATTCAGTGTTAAGTTCAGTTTTCGCTTTCAGTCTGTCCTTAGTGTTAATGACAAGATAACTGAAAATGCTGAAAAAAGCCATTGTTGCAAGCCTTTCCCAACGTGGGTCGTACATTGCCCAACACGCCAGACCAAACGACAGACCGAGTGACAATATCACCAATAAACGGTCTGAGATGATTCCTAACGCTAGACGAACAAGTGCTACAGCTTCCATTTAATATCCCCTTAAAGTTAAACAAAAACATAGTTTAACCCTCATCATCATCTACTGCAATAAATCCGCTACCCCACTCATCATCACTAATCTTTTGCTTCAGTTTTTCAATATTCACCATACGGTCAATAACTTTGCATTTATCAGTTAAGGAAGACTGTTCGTCAGCCATCACTTCACGCAATAGCTTGGCTACAGCATCTTCAAGATCGGGGTTTAATCCTTTTTGCTTTTTATTCATCTTTTTTCTTTAGGTCCAATAATTTCTTCAATAGCTGGCACAGTGCCTAGAGCCTCGCCTAATTTTTGTGGTGTGCTTCCTCTTTGAGCAGATCTTTGAGCTGCACGAGCATAACGTGTTCGTAATGGCGTGGCAAGACTACGAATGGCTGTGGATAAAGGACCGTGAGTTCTAGTGGTTTTTTCAACTAATTCAGGAATATCTCCACCAGCAGATTCCCACCTTGCTCTTAATCCTAATTCACGCCCAATTTCACCAAGAGTATCAATATCAGATGGATTTCTGCGTAAAGTATTTTTATCGCCTACAACTCCACCAAGACGCTCTAAACTGACATTTCCATGCTTAATTCCGCCTGAATTGTATAAATCTTCAAGAATCACGGTATTGCGATATTGAGGGCGAATACGCTCTAAAGTAGCTTTCATGGCAGGATTAGAGTTTTCTACTGCCCTATCTAGCACATCCACCAACTCATATATTTCATGAGCTTTTCCACGACTTCCAGCAGATCTAGCTGATTGTGTAAGGGCATTTCTCAAGCGTTGAACATCATCGCCCTTTACTTTGCCAGTAGCAATATTGTCTAAAATAGATTGAGCTGCACCCTTAACGGCAGGTACTCCAGCAAACCCCAAATCTTGCTCTCTTGCAAGAATATTTTGAATTGTTGGTGCTACTGAGGCATCAATTTTAAATTCTTTGCCTTTATAAACCTTATCAAATTCTTTGCCTAAATCTTTAATTCTTTTTTCAATGAATTTTCCAGTTACCTCATCCGTTTGCACTCCAGTGCCTTTGGATGCAAGCCTATTAGCAAGAACTTGATTTTCTTTAGAATAAAAAGCAGCGCCTTTTTCAGCTACAGGTGATTCAGCACGAACTTGAGATGGTGATAGCTTAAAACCCATCTTTTCGGCAACTCCAGCAATTCTTTCGCCTTCTTTTGTTGTGCCTCCAACTAACTTTCCTACGCCACGATACATAGCTGGAACTGCCATGCCAATATCAGCGCCAACTTGACCAACTGTCTGCATTGCTTCTGTGCCTTTTGCTGGCTTGAATGTTTCGCTTGTTCCCTTACGAATTTCAGCAGCAGTAGGAAACGCTTGACCTTTTCCACCTAATTTTTCACCTTTACCGCTAGTAGTAAAAAATTCTTCAATCTCTCCAGGTGCGCCCAATAGTTCTGTTCCCGCACCGTAAGCCATGCCGTACATTTGTTGTGGAAAAGATGGGTCACCAGGACGTTTAGCAATAGATTGTCCAGGTCGAGATGTAGCCCAATCAGGGGCTGGTTCAGCGGTAGTAGATTTAGGGGATTCTGATGCCCAATCAGGTGTATTAGCCATTATGGTTCTACTCCAAAACGATCAATGAATTTTTGTCTAACTTCAGGATGTGCTTTTGCGTAGTCAATATCTTCTTGAGTTGGCTTTGGTTTTTCTCCAGTTCTTAAATACGGATCTGTTTGAAGTGGTTGACCACTAATCTTTTGCAAGATTTCTTCTGGTGTGGCGTATTTATTAACTTTTTCCAAAAGCATTTGATTACTTTGTTTTTGTTGATCTGTATAGGCTGGAGCAACATCTAAAGCAGCTTTTAACTTAGCAACCACATCTGCAAACTTAAATGCAGCAGTTTCATAACTATCTTGTGGAGTTGCTAAATAAAGGTTTTTAAGTTCGGTAATTTGCGTTTCGTTTGGTTTATATCCACCATTCATTACATAAGCCAATTCAAGAGCCATACCACCAGCAGCAGCGTTATACCGTAATTGATCTTGACTTGTCATAGTTCTAGTAAGGTTGGCAATAGCTTCAGATGCAAGAGTTCCTTTTCCGACAACACCACCTAAACCACCTTTTCCAATGTCAATTCCAATGTTTTCCATTAGCTCTAATGAACGTAATGTTTCGTTTGCGGAACGGATAACCGTGTTTTGGAAGCGTTCATTGATAGCTGATTTTGAGCCACCACCTTTTCCACTCATAGCATTTTTAGTAGCCAATTCTTTCATTTTTATCAGCATATCGCTGTTGCGCTTGGCAATTTCAGCAGCTACGTCATCACGACCTGATTGAACTAATTGAGCAATAACACCAGGGTTAGTAGTGGCAATCTCTTGTGCTTTAATCAAAGCAGCTTCTTTGTCAGTAACTCTTAACTTTTGGTATTGATCTAAATTTTTAATTAAACGGTCATTGACATCTTTAATACGAGCAGTTTCTTTGTCAAAAATGGCTTGTTCTTTAGTAAACAAATCTTTACGACCTGCTTGATAACCTTTGAGCATACCGCCCATAGCGTTTAAAGCGTTTAAGGATGATAGTTTTCCACTGCCACCTAAAGCAACTCCCATAGTAGCTACTAAACTAAACAAGCCACCAATGTCCATCATGTTATCTTGGGTAGGCTTAAACTCAGGAGCAGGTTGCATCAAGCTCATGGTTTCTTCGTATTCAGCCTTATCTTCAGAGCCAATTTTTTCTAACGCTTGTCCTTTTTGCTTAAGAACTTCGCCTTCTTTAGCAGATTCAGCTTTAATTTTGGATTCAACAGCCTTTTCTTTTGCTGCTTTTTCCTCTTTTAAAAAAGGAAATTGCTTTAAATCCGTGCTAACGGCTTGAGCTAAATTTTCATTATTTGTTTCAGCCATTATGCTACCCTTATTGGTTGACCGCCAACAATGCTTGCCAATTGACTATAGAAATTGTTAGTAGATTGCTGTAGCTGTCGGTCTAATTGCAAACCAGATCTAATAGCGCCAATACTAATGTTGTCACCAATTTGCATGATTTGCAAACCGTATTTATATTGATTATCTAACAAAGTTTGATAGATAGCGGCTATTTGATTAGCTGATTGTTGCGCCCCAACTCCACCTCTGTTTGCTGTTTGTTGGTTTATTTGGGCTTTTGCAGCATCTAATGCTTGTTGGCTTGCAGGAGTCAAAGATCCTTGTTGCGCTTGAGTAACTAATTGTTGACCTTGTTGTTGATAAGGTTGTGCAATGGCTTTTTGTTCGGCAGTAGCAGCTTGTGTTTGAGTTCCCGCTTTACGGGCTACATTTGCGCCATAAGCACCTAAAGCGCCTGTTAAACCAAGCATAGCTAATGTTTTTGGATTAACCAAAGAACTGATAGCTGATTCTGGTTTAGGTCCGCCACCGCCCCCAGTTGCACCAGGTGCGCCAGCAGGGGTAATTGGATAATTTCCTTGTTGCAAAGCTAAAATATCTGCGCCACTCATACCTTTCATATCTGGGGTATAAGCAGTTTGTGTTGGGGATATTTGTTGACCTGGCGCTCCTGAATAAGCAAATCCTTCTTGACCAGCTTGCATAGGATCATAACTAGGAACAGGGGCTTGTGATGCAACAGATGGATCAGAATACCCATACATTGCATTTTCTTGCGGTGTAAATGTAGAGCCTTGAATCTCTGCTGGACTTGTTTGAGGTGTATATTGACCAGGACCAAAACCAATATCCATGCTGCCAGCGTCAAAACTATCTTCAAATTCAGGCAAACCCGTATCCGGATTTGTTGTGCCAGAACCACCTCTACGCTTTAGGAGCGCAGCTTCTTTAGGAGTAATGTGAGCGAGAACTGTGTCTTTACCACGACCTTTAGATCGTAATAATTTAGCAATAGCTGCTAAATCTGTACCTAGAGCTTCATTGATATTTGCCATGTTATATTCCTAACGCTCCTCTTAATGATTCCAAATTCCATACATTTTTTCGTTTTCCGTCACCTAGCATATTTGGTTCTCCAGCAGCTTGAGTTGGATTAACGGCTGGTCCTTGACTACCTAATAATGCCGATGCCAAAGGATCTCTAGTAGAAAAAACACTACTAGTGCTAGGTGTGATACCACCTATTGTGAAGGTTTTTGGTGATGGTGTATAGGTAGATTCGGTTGTATCTGTTGGCGTTTCTGTAGATTGATCTGGAGGTATTACAGCAGATTCAACAGGCTCTGGCTCTTGAATAGGTGATATTACTGGAGATATTGGAGCAGGTTGTTCAACAGGCGCTAATTGATCTACAGGAGCAGGTTGTTCTATGGGTGTTGGTTGCTCAACAGGTGTAGGTACAGCAATTGGTGCTTCTGGAGTTGCTAGTTGCTCAACAGGAGCAGGTTGCTCTACAGGTTCTGAGGTTACAGGCAATGGTTGTTCAACAGGAGCAGAAGTTACAGTTGCTGGTTGATCCTTTGCAATAAGATCTAAGATATTTTGCTCAACAGGTGTAGGAGTTGTTTCAGCATCAGGTTCTATAGACGCAGGTTCAATAGGTTCATTTTCTGGTGTAATTTCGGCAGGAACAAAAGGTGTAGTAGTTCCTCCTCCAACATCAGTTAGAACTTGACTTCCTTCGGGCAAAAATTGTGTAGTTACTCCAGCAGTAGGTTCGGCAGCAGGTTGTGTTACATCTGCGGGTTGCGTGACTGTGGCTACATTTGTACTAGGGTCAACAGATACAGTTGATCCTGGTTGTATATCTGGTGTTGCCGTCACTTGTAAAACATTCCCCGTTGAATCCATTACCGCAGCAGTTTGATTTACAGGATCAACTGCCATCACTACAGCAGTTGTTGGGTTGGGTGTTTCCAAAGTAGGACTAATCGTCGCGCTTTGATCGCTACCTGTATAAGCCTCTCCAGTGGCGGGATTTATAGTCGCATCAGGGCTTGTTCCGCTGGTTGAAACTAAATTTGTTACACCAGAAGCAATTGCAGATGCGAGAGGATCTTTATTAGTCAATGCACCAGACAATGCACCTGCGCCAGCAGCAGCAATCGGTGAAGGAACGCCTGTTTCTGCAATAGCAGTACCAACAGCGCCTGTAGCAGCTCCAGCTATAGGATCGTTACCGCTTATGGCTGATCTTGTTGCACCCGTTGCTGCGTTAGCAATAATACTTGCTGCATCAGCTCCTACAACACTAGATATTTCACTAGCTACAGGAGCAGCAACACCGCCTACAGCACCAGTAGCGCCTCCAATTAAAGCTGCATCAGCAATTTGAGTTGGTGTTCCACCGTTAGCAGCGGTAACTATAGCAGCAGATCCAGCTCCAATGGCAGCAGTACCAGCAGCGGTTGCAGCAGCACCAGTTAATCCTAATGAAGCTCCAATGGCGGGAGCTAATTCAGGCGCAACAACAGCAACTACAACGGCAGCTATAATTGATCCAATATTTAATCCATCTTTAACAGCCCTTTCAGCACTCATCTTTGCTGTAGTTTGATAATTACTATTAAATATATTATTTATATCATTACTAGACAAACCAGCAGCCATAGCTTCTCGAGCTAAATTTTGAAATTGTGCGTTATTGTCTTGGTTGGTTTTATTTTGCCCAGCATCCCAGCCTATTTCTTTTGCTTTTTGACTAAGCACAGCGTTGTAATATGCTTGTGGGTCTGTTTGTTTAAACGCATTAAGTTTGTCTTGTTGTTGCGAAGTTGGG